ATTCGCAAGACTAACCTGATTCTTGTAGCTCGACAGAATGGAAAGACCCATTTAGCTCGTATGCTGATACTGGCTCACCTTATAAAGTGGAATACCAATGTGCTCATCATGAGCTCAAACAGAAGCATGGCTTTAGACACCTTCAGACAAGTAACTAGCCTATTGGAGACCAATGACCACCTCAAAGGATTCGTTAAACAGATCAGACACGCCAACGGCACAGAGTCAATTGAGATGCTATCTGGAGCAAGGCTTGATGTTGTGGCAGCAACTAGAGACGGCTCTCGCGGTCGATCAGTCAATGGACTCCTCTACATCGATGAAGTTCGAGAGATCACAGAAGAAGGATACCGAGCTGCTACTCCTACAACTAGAGCTCACCCAAACTCTCAGACGCTTCTTACCTCTAATGCAGGAGACGCTTTCAGCACTGTACTCAACGACCTACGAGAAAGAGCTATCGATTACCCACCAAAGTCTTTTGGATTCTATGAATACTCAGCACCTCAATACTGCAAGATAACCGACCGAGATGCATGGGCTTTGGCTAACCCCTCTTTGGGATACACCATCACAGAAGAAGCGATTGAAGAAGCGATTGCGACTTCACCGATTGAGAACACGCGTACGGAAACTCTTTGCCAATGGATTGACTCCCTAAGTAGTCCTTGGCCGCATGGGATTCTTGAAGAAACATCCGATAGCACTTTAGAAATGGCTGTTGGGGCGTACACAGTCTTTGGCTTTGATGTCAGTCCGAGTAGAAGAAACGGAAGTCTTGTCGCTGGCTCTTTATTGCCAGATGGAAAGATTGGTGTTGGAATCCTTGAAACTTACAGCTCGCAAGTAGCAATCGATGAACTGAAGATGGCAGCTTCGATCAAGGCTTGGTGCGACATCTATAAGCCCCGCGTAGTCTGCTTTGACAAGTACGCCACACAAACAATTGCGGACAGGCTCTCCAATTCTGGCGTCATGGTGGAAGATGTCTCAGGTCAGCAATTCTACAAAGCCTGTGGAGATCTCTTAGAAGGCTTGGTGAATCATCGTGTAGTCCATAATGGGCAGGCAGAGTTTATCCAGCAGATGAATAACTGTGCAGCTAAGGTCAATGACTCAGCGTGGAGAATCATCAAGCGTAAATCCGCTGGAGACATTTCAGCCCCGATTGGAATCGCGATGGCAGTAAGCAAGTTAATGATTCCTCAACCTAAGCCTCAGATTATAACTTAGACACACCCATAGCGTGTTGTCTAATTACTTGACAAATGCTACACTTTATGACTATGGGTCTATTTCGCAAAGCTGAAGCAATCTCTAATGACGATAAGCGTTCATCGCTAACCGCGCAATACGCCCCTCAAATCTTGGGCGATCAGTTCATGCCCTACAACAACTACTACTCAGTCTCATCGATGGTGCGCCAAGATGCGATGACAGTTCCAGCAATTAAAAGATGTCGTGATCTAATCGCTGGCACTATTGCAGCTATTCCTTTGGAGTATTACAAGAAGTCCACAGGCGAGCAGATTTCTCCACCTCGTTGGGTTGAACAACCATCATTGAATCAGCCACGCTTTGTTACAATCCTGTGGACTGTCGATTCGTTGCTCATGTATGGTACAGCCTTCTGGCAGATTAAAGAAGTTTATCAGGAAGACGGAAGAATGGCTCGCGCAGAGTGGATTGCTAACACTCGCGTAACATTTGATACAGATTTCCCTTCAACTATTGTTACACAATACTATGTCGATGGTATTCCAGTGCCTATGTCAGGTGTTGGATCTCTAATTACATTTCAGAAGGATGAAGGTATCCTTAACACTTCTGCTCGTGCTATTCAGAGTGCTATCGACATTCACAGAGCTGCTGCTATTGCTGCACAAACTCCAATGCCATCTGGTTACATTAAAAACACAGGTGCAGATCTTGATCCTAAAGAAGTTAGCGGATTGCTTTCAGCATGGAAGAATGCTCGCTTAAATCGCGCTACTGCCTATCTGACTTCTACTCTTGAATACAATGCAACATCTTTCTCACCTAAAGACATGATGTACAACGAAGCAATTCAGAACAGCGCAACCGAGATTGCTCGTCTTTGTGGAGTTCCACCTTATTATCTTTCAGCTGAGCAAAACTCCAGCATGACTTATGCGAATGTCCAAGATGAGCGCAGACAGTTTATCTGGATGATTCAGCCTTACATTTCTGCGATTGAGTCTCGACTCAGCATGGATGATGTCTCCACTTCAGGACATTATTGCAAGTTCGCAGTCGATGACACATTCTTACGCAGTAACCCAATGGATCGCTTGCTAGTACTTGAAAAGATGCTTGCACTTGGTCTAATCACTACAGAGCAAGCCATGGAAATGGAAGATCTATCTCCTAACGGAAGCGAAACAGAATAATGGAAACTCTATACATCGAAGCATCATCAATTGAGTGCAGCGAAGAAAAGCGCGAAATCTCAGGCAAGATTGTGCCAATGGGAACAGGCGAGATTGGCAACACTAATCTTGGCGCGTATGTCTTCGAGGCTGGATCTATTGAGATCGAAGATCCTACAAAGATTAAACTACTTTCACAGCACGACATGAAGAAGCCTGTTGGTCGCATGATTTCAGCTGAGACTCGTGAAGATGGCATTTATGCAACTTTCAAGTTGAGTCGCAGCACAGGTGGTAACGATGCAATGATCATGGCAAGTGAAGGCTTGGTTACAGGACTTTCAATTGGCGCTGACATTAAAGCATCAAAGCCATCACGCAATGGTTACACAGTAGTTACAGCAGCTTCCTTGAAAGAAGTCAGCCTTGTAACAGAAGCGGCATTTAAGTCAGCCGCAATTACAGAGATTCGTGCGGAAGAAGCAATCGAAGCTGCAACTAGCACGAGTGTTAAAGAAAAGACAACAACAATTAACACGACAATCGTGGAGATTGAAACAGAAACAGAAACAGAAAGCGAGACAGCTGTGGAAAACACTCCAGAGACAGTTGCAGCTCCAGAAGTTGAGGCATCGGCTGTAGAAGCTGCTCGCCCAACTGTTACAGCTGCTTATTACACATCACCACGCATTAACCTTGCTCCAGAGGTATTCTTGGAGAACACAATTCGCGCACAGTTCGGTGACGAGAATGCTCGTCAGTACCTAAAGGCTGCGTCAGATACAAATACAACAGATGTTGCTGGTCTTGTACCAACTCGTCAATTGACAGAAGTTATTAACGGAAAGACAACAGCAACACGCGCAACAATCGATGCAATTTCATCAGGCGTTCTTCCAGATGCAGGTATGAAGTTCCAGATTCCTCGCGTTAAGGTTGCACCAACTGTTGCAGTAGCTTCAGAAGGTGGCGCATTCTCAGATACTCAGGTTGAAATCGAGTACCTAGATGTGGATGTTGTCAAGTTCGCGGGAATGCAATTATTCGATGTTGAGGTCCTCGACAGAACTTCGCCTGCGTTCTTTGCTGAGCTCCAGAGCCTCATGGCTGACCAGTACGCTAAGGCAACTAATGCTTATGCTTTCGATGAGATCGCATCTGTTGCAACAGTTGATGGCACAGCAGTAACACTTCCTTGGGATGGCGATGAGTTGTCAGCATTCGTATCACGCTCTGCTGCATCTATCTACACAAACACATTCAAGTTCGCAACAGGCGTAATCGTCTCACCAACACAGTGGGCAAACTTGATCGCGCTTAACGACACAACAAAGCGTCCAATTCTTACAGCTGCTTCACCAATGAACGCTACAGGCGCAATCGGTGCTGCAAGTCTTCGCGGAACATTGCTTGGACTAGACATGTATGTCGATTACACACAAACAGGTGAAGGCGATGCAACTATCATGGTTGTAAACCGCGATTCATTCACATGGTACGAATCACCACGCCTACAGCTACGCGCTGACAAGGTTGGTACAGGAAAGGTAGAAGTAGGTTACTACGGCTACGGAGCACTAGCTCAGAAGATCAACGCTGGAGCATTCCGCTTCAACAACGCTGCTTAATTAGTAGCACTTTAAGTCGCTCTAGGGGGTCAGTAGCCCTCTGACTCCCTAGAGTCTTTAGAAAGGAAATCATGGCACTTACAACAGTTGCAGAACTCCGATCAACACTCGGAGTCGGTACTTTGTACAGTGACGCCACGCTTCAATCAGTGTGCGATGCCAGTGATACAGTCCTTCTGCCTATGCTTTGGCAGAACCAGCAATACAATGCTTATCAAAGCAATACAACAACTGAGGGAACACTTTACTTCGACACACGAGTCGAGAACATTTATTATGTAGGTCAATCCGTAAGCATTTCAGGCAACGGAGCACCTCACGATGGTACAAAAGTCATCACTTCTATTGGAATCAATTACATCTCTTACGATGTCACTGGTTCACCCGCTGAAAAAGACCGCCATGCAGTTTCACCTACTGGTACTGTAAGTTACTTGCCAGTAAGTTATGTAGGCGATGAAGCAATCCAGAATGCAAGTCTCATGATCGCTGTTGAAATCTGGCAAGCAAGAACCGCTACTCTCTCAGGTTCTAATGCAATTGATTTCCAGCCCTCACCTTATCGAATGAGCGCACAGCTACTCGCTAAGGTAAGAGGATTGATTGCTCACGCGTTGAGCCCTAATTCGATGGTGGGATGATGACTGTTGCTCTCACTACTCTTAGAACGACATTAGCCACAGCTTTAGTCGATAACACAAAGTATCAAGTCTTTGCTTTTCCGCCATCTGTTGTATTGGCTAACTCAGTTATTATCAGTCCAGATACGGAATACATCACTCCGAGCAATAACGCTCGCAACACCATAAGCCCTTTGGCTAACTTCAAGATTATTATTACTACCCCTTTATTCGACAATGAAGGCAACCTTAATGGAATAGAAGATTTCGTAGTTGCAGTGTTTAACAAACTTGCTGCATCTTCTTTGACTTATAATGTAGGCGCAATAAGCGCACCTAGCGTTCTCAATGCTGCTTCGGGAGACCTACTCAGCTGCGAGATGTCCGTATCAATCCTAACAAGTTGGAGCTAACATGTCAGAGCTAACACCAGAGGATCTAGCCTTCTTGAAGAAGATTGGTCAGATTCCAGCAGCACCAGCAACACCTAAGTCAGTAACTAACAAGAAAGATGAGGAATAATCAATGGCAATTTTTCTAAACAATAAGGTCGGTTTTAAGATTGCTACAGTCAATCTTTCAGATCATGTGACTGCTTTTCAGTTGAACCGCGTTCTTGACGCTATCGAGGTCACAGCGATGGGCTCAACTGCACATCAATTCGTTGGTGGGCTCTCAGCAGACACCATCACAGTAACATTCCTGAATGACCGCGCAACAGGTTCAGTTCTACAGACTCTACAGGCAGCATTCGGATCAACAGTTGCTTTCCAAGCAATTCAGGACACATCTGAAGCAGTATCAGCAACAAATGTTCTATACTCAGGTACAATCTTTGTTGATAACCTAACAGACATCAACGGAGCTGTAGCAGATGAAGCAATGATCGACATTACATTTACATGCAATAGCAAGACTGCTTATGCATCTACAGGTACTTGGTCATAAACTAACTAACTAACAAAGGGGCAAAACCATGGCAAAGCTAAAGATAGTTCGTACAGATGGTAGTGTGTTGGAAGGCGAGATCTCACCTGCGGTTGAGTTCGAGTTCGAACAACATGCGAAGATGGGGTTCCATAAGGCTTTTCGTGAGCTTGAACGCCAGCAAGATGTGTATTTTTTGGCATGGGTAGTAACTCGCAGGTCAGGTGAAACTGTTAAGCCTTATGGGATGGAGTTCATTGAAACGCTAAAAAGCGTAGAAGTGTTGGACTCCGACCCTTTAGCTTAAAGCGCGATCAACCATTCACCTATCTAATCGCTCGGTTGAGCATTAGATTGGGGATCGCGCCACAGCACTTATTAGAATTAGATAAGACCATGCTAGATGCTCTAGTTCAAGGTCTAAAGGATGAAGCGAAGGAGATGAAAGATGCCAGTAGAGTTCGCAGGCGTTAATGAACTCCGTAAGGCTCTCAAAGACTATGCTCCAGACCTTGACAAAGCTCTAAAGAAGGAATTGGCGGCATTGGCAAAGCCTGTAGTCAATAAGGCTAGAGGCTATGCTCCAGCACTTCCACCCCTAAGCAATTGGGGTAGAGAAGGCGGTAAGTTTCCTTCTTACAATGGCGCATTAGTTAAATCAGGTATTCGCTTTAGCACTGCTAAATCTAAGAAAAACACACGAGGCTTTTCTTCTAGCGTTCGTATTGTGAACGCCACAGCAGCAGGTGCTATCTATGAGACAGCAGGACGCAAGAATCCATTTGGTCAGCCTTGGGTAGGTCCTAAAGGTCCAGCAGGCAAAAAGTATTCTCATTCAATTAACAAGTATGCAGGGCGTGACTTCAATGCAGCTATGGGTGGCGAGTTAAAGGGTAAGGGTCAAGATAAAGGTCGCTTGATCTATCGCGCTTGGGCAGAGGATGAAGGCAAGACACAGGATGCCATGATCAAGGCAATCCTTAGAACCAATGCTCTCTTTCAATCCAAGACAGGCGGAGCGATTACTCGCGGGGTTAGGAAGATTGCATAATGGCTACTCAGTCAAACATTGACATTAAGATTATTGCCGAGTTCTTAGGCAAAAGCGCATTCAAGCAAGCAGACACAGCAGCAACCAAACTTAATAAGACAGTCAAGTCTTTAGGTCAATCTTTCGGATTAGCCTTTGGTGGTGCTGCTCTGGGCTATGCAGTCAAGTCCACAATTAAGGACTTTGCAGATGCACAGCGCGAGACAGTCAATCTAACTAATACAGTTAAAAACCTTGGTCTTGCTTTTGATGCTCCACAGGTAACAGCCTATGTAGAGCAGATCGGTAAGCTGTACGGAGTTACTGGAGACCAAGCAGTTCCAGCAATGCAGGCACTTCTTTCTGTGACAGGTTCAGTCTCAAAGTCCACACAGATCATGAACACTGCTTTAGACCTTGCTGCTTCTCGTTCAGCCAATGTCGCAGATGTTGCACAGGATCTTGCTAATGCCTATGTGGGAAATACAAAGGGTCTTAATCAGTATCGCTTAGGTTTAACTAAGGCAGAACTATCATCCAAGACATTCGAAGAAATCATGGCTGTTATTGGCAAGCAGACATTAGGCGCAGCAGATGAAGCAGCTCAGAGCCTTAGTGGTCAATTAGCCATTCTTTCAGAAGTAAGCAATCAAGCTAAAGAACGCATTGGTGGCGGATTAGTCGAAGCCCTTGGCGGTCTTTCTGGTGCTAATGGTGCAGGGGGCGCAGCCAAGAACATTGAGAATCTTTCAATCAAACTTACTAATGCAATCACTGGTTTTGGTTACTTAGTACAAGAGATCAAGATTGCTCAACCTATTCTAGTCGCAGCAGGTATAGCAGTAGGTCTCGCATGGGCTCCATGGTTCACAGCTATAAGCGTTGCAGCACTTGGGATAGCTGCCATTGGTAACGCAATGAAAAAGAACAAAGCACAAATTGCTGTAAATACTGGTCCATTGATGTTTCCTACTTCTGGAGATGGTGGTTACAGAGAGCGCGAAGCTGCTCGTAAAAAAGCGGAGCAGGAAGCACTTGCTCGCAATAAGGCATTAGCCAAACTGATTAAGGATCAGGCTAAGTCTGCTGCTGAAACAGTAAAGCAAAAGAGATTACAGAATGCAATTGATAAGGCTAATCTTGTTCTTAATAAGGGCGAAGAAGTCTTTGACATAGATAAGATCCAGATTGCAGCAGCACTTGCTAATCAAGCAGAATTGCTAGGCAAGACAACCAATCAAGCACAGATTCTCCAGATTGCTAATGACACTGCTCGCTTGAATGTAAAGCGTTCAATCCTTGCATTAGAAGACGCTATTGCTGCAAAAGATGAGCAAGCCATCATCGCTGCAACGGCTAAACTCAATGCAGATCTTAAAGTCCTCAATGCTTTATCTGGTCAGAATACTCAGATGCTTGCTATTGAGACTATCCTCAAAGGCTTAAAGCCTGTTGATCTAATTAATCAAAGCAATCTCGATCTTGCAATTTCCAAGATTAAGCAGATGCTTGAATTACTTGGACAGGCTTCCATACAGGCTAAAGCACCAATTCCAACCAGTGCATCATTAGGTTCTGGCATTCCAGTAGGTGACTTTATTGCACCAATCAGCAAGGAAGTTGCAGCACAGGGATCTATCGGAGCAATCTTAGAATACGCGGATGCAGCTTCAGCTCGTGCCAATGCTTTTGCAGACCTTCTAGACATGCAATCAGAGCAGGACTTGCGCGATCTTATTGCTTATCAAAAGTCAGTAGGTGATCTTGGTGGTTACAGCCCTAACATGAACTCTGGTAGGGGCTATGGCGCAGGTGGCACTAACATTACAGTTAATACTGGAGTAGGTGATCCAGAAGCAATTGCTCGTGCTGTAGAAGATGTAATCCGTCAGTCTTATCAGCGTGGTACAAGTTCAACAGGACTTCTAGCAGTATGACATGGCTTCCAGAATGGCGCATCACAGTAGGCACTAATGTCTATACCAATGTTACCTCTGTTAGCGTCACCACAGGTCGAATCGACATTGATCGCCAATGTCAAGCAGGCTATGCCCGCATGGACATCATCAACTCAACCAACGCTCTTTTTGACATTGATGTTACCGATTCTTTGACACTAGAGCTTAAAGACAGCGGTGGCACTTATGTGCCTGTATTTGGTGGCACAGTTTCAGATTTTACGACTTCTGTGAGAACTCCAGAAGAAACAGGCTTTGTGACCCTTGGCACAATCCTTGCGGTTGGTGCTCTTGCTAAACTGCCTAAGGCAATCTATACTGATTCTGTAGCTCATGGGCTTGATGGTGAGCAGATCTCTATTATTCTTTCAGAATTATTAGTCAATGAGTGGCAAGAAGTAGCATCTGCCCTTCAATGGCAAGATTATGATCCAACTACTACATGGGCTAATGCCGAGAATGTGGGATTGGGTGAAATCGACACTGGTCTGTATCAGATGGATAACCTCAGTGCAGCTGATCGCAACACTCAAACCTTAGTCCAACAGATAGCAGACAGCGCGCTCGGAACGCTGTATGAGGATAAGCAGGGGCGCATAGCCTATGCAGACGCAGATCATCGAAGCAACTATCTTGCTGCTAATGGCTCAACTCAATTAGATGCCAATTACGCATCCCCTGCCAGCGTCAAGTCAATTCTTCAGATTGGCAAGATTCGCAATAGTGAGATCGTTCGTTATGGCAATGACTTTGGCAGCACTTACTCAGCCACAGACGATGCTTCTATCACTATCTACGGACGCTATCAAAGAACATTCGACTCAAACATCCGCTATCTAGCAGACATTGAAGACATCGTAGATCGTGATCTAACCCTACGCTCAACGCCTAGAACACAGCTCGATCAGATCACCTTTAGACTTGACAATCCGACAATGCCATCTGCCCAGTTAGATGACCTTATCAACCTCTTTTTTGGTGAGCCAGTAGTTATCACTAACTTACCCTTTAACATGTTCGAGGGGTACTTCTCAGGCTTTGTAGAGGGCATTTCAATGAGAGCCACTCCAACCTTTGTGGACATGACTATCTATGTCTCACCAACAGACTTTTCTCTAATTGCTCCAACATGGGCAACAGTAATTCCAACTAACACCATTTGGAGTGGCGTAAATGGTACACTACAGTGGTCTAAAGCGATCGGAGCTCTAACCTAATGGCAACAACAACTCCCAATTTTGGTTGGCCAGTACCAACCAGTACAGACTTGGTCAAGGATGGCGCAGTAGCCATCGAGAGTCTAGGCGATGCAATCGATGCTTCACTGCTCGATCTTAAGGGTGGCACTACTGGTCAAGTCCTTGCCAAGGCAACTGGAACAGACATGGATTTCACATGGACAACTCCAACAGATCAAACACCTTTAACCACTAAAGGCGATCTCTTTACTTTTACTACTGTTGATGCTCGTCTCGGAGTAGGAACTAATGGTCAAGTCTTACAAGCAGATTCAACAGCTGCGACTGGATTAAAGTGGGCAACAGTTTCATCAAGCCCTACTTTTAGTGGAGCGTTTGTAACTAAAAATGCTACTCAGACGATTTCTACAATCAACACTTATTTTGCTTTGACTTTCCAAGCGGAGACTTACGATACCAATAATTATCATGATAACAGCACTAACAATTCACGCTTAACAGTACCAACAGCAGGTTATTATCACTTTGATTTTGCTACTCTTTCAAGCAATCAGGATTGGTATCGCTACGCATTTTTTAAGAATGGTACACAAATCAATCAGATGTTCGCAGCGACAGGTCCGGGTGCGACAGCAGTAAACATAGCAACAGCATCTATTGAATTGAACTTGGCTGCTAACGACTATGTAGAAGTTATGTGTTATGTAGCTGCTACTTCTGGTTTTTTTGGAAGTAACTCTTTTTCTATTCCTACTTTCTTTTCTTGCCATTACATAGGAGCATAATTATGGAACACAAAGTTAAAACACCTAACAAGCCAACCAATTCGGATGTGTTTAAACAAGAAACTGGTTGCGATTTATTTGCTCGCGAAGATGGTTTTTATGTTTCAGGAGACATTACAGCAGAGCAAGCGCAAGCATTGATTGATGCTCATAATCCACCTGCTCCAGTCGAACCTACAATTGGTCAAAAACTAGCAAGCGTAGGATTATCAGTAGATGATCTAAAGGCTGCACTTGGACTGTGAAGCCTAGACTTTCTAAAGCTGCGATCCAGTTAAGAGAACAGTTCGATGACTCGTTCCCAGATCGTGACCGCACATCGGATGGTTGGATCGGTGATACCCGACACGCTGCTCGCAAGTCAGATCATAATCCAGATGCACAGGGCTGGGTTCGTGCCATTGATGTGGACAAAGATCTCCACAAAAGCGGTAAGCCAGATGTCATGGGAGATCTTGCTGATCAGCTTCGCACCTTATCCAGATCCAAGAAAGACAAGCGTATTGCTTACATCATTTACGATGGACGCATCTGTTCCCACATCCTTAACTGGAGATGGCGCAAATACACAGGGGCTAACAAACACACTAAGCACATGCATGTTAGCTTTAAGAAAGAAGCTGACAATGATGGTGCTTTTTTTCAAGTACCTATGTTAGGAGCATCTAATGAATGAACTAAAGACAGCAGCAGGATCTTGGGCTAGAGCCTTCTTAGTAGCAGCAATCTCAATGTATGCAGCAGGAGTCACAGATCCACAGGCTCTTATCGCAGCAGGTATTGCCTCAATCCTTCCACCTGTATTGCGTTACCTTTCACCTAATGATCCTTCTATGGGCATCAAGAAGTGACACAAGCAGACTTCTTTACGCTTTACATTGCCACTATTGCAGCACTCGGTGGCTTGTCTGGCTATGTAATCACACATCTATTGTCTGAGATCAAACGACTCAACACGCGGGTCGATGAGATCTATAACATCTTGCTTGACAGGTAGCATTGTGCTATGGCAAGGAAACCTACTAAGGCATTAGAAGAGCAAGGTTATTCAAAGCTAGATGCTTACTGCATTGGGCTGCATGAATACTGGAAGTCTTTACGCAAGGCTGGTTTCACAGAGGGCATTGCACTGTTCATGATTACAGATGTGCCTTCGTATCCTAGATGGATCTTGCCTGATCCAGTCGAACCAGAGAAGTTCGGCGATTACGAAGATGAGGACGATGACTAGCAGCCAGAAGAAAAGGTACTTGGTCATCAGTGACCTTCAAATTCCGTTTCATCATGAGCAAGCCGTAAAGAATCTGATCAAGTTAGTTAAGCGCGAGAAGTTCGACTTAGTTCTCAATACCGGTGATGAGCTCGATATGCAGAGCCAGTCAAAGTGGGCTAAAGGCACACACCTAGAGTATGAAGGGCAGCTAGATCATGATCGAAGTGTCGCTCAAAACATCCTCTGGGATCTCGGCACTACCGACATCACTAGATCCAACCACACCGATCGTCTATACCACACTCTCGTTAGGGGAGCTCCTAGTCTCATCGGACTTCCAGAGCTCGAATACTCCCGCTTTATGGGTTTCTCAGACATGGGGATACGTTTTCATAAGAAGCCATTCGAATTCCACAAAGGCTGGGTCTTAGTCCACGGAGACGAAGGATCGATGAACAGCAACGCAGGGCTTACAGCTCTGGGATTAGCTAAGAAGTTCGGTAAGTCCGTAGTCTGTGGTCACACGCACAGGGCGGGCATCAGTGCCTTCACAGAGGGCATAGGAAGCCAATACAGGACTTTATGGGGCTTAGAGGCAGGAAATGTCATGGATAAGAAGAAAGCGTCTTATTTGAAGGCTGGAAGCGCTAATTGGCAAATGAGCGTGGCAGTCATTGAGACCCATGGAAACCATGTTTCGCCCATGCTAGTGCCTATCAATAAGGATGGATCTTTTACCCTTTACGGCAAACTGTA